TTTACTCCAATATTCCCTCATACCCTTATAGAGACTATCTAAAACATGTTGTGGTCTTTTCCTTCCTTTTCTGTATTCAGATATTTTTTTATTCCTTTCTAAATTATTAGATATTTTCTCACCATAGTCCAATCTTTTGTCATCGTATTTGGTTAGCCCCTTATTCCATATAACTAACTCACCAGATCCGTACAATCTTCTTTGAGTATCCTTAGCCTTTTTCTGTGCGTCAGGATTATGACCCCAATTATTGTTAATTCTAGAAGCGTGACCACGAATAAAATCTCTAAAACCCTTTTTAATCCCTAAAAACGTTGGTGTTTCACCGCAACCACATTTACATTTTGGTGTTGCACCATCTAAATTATGTTTAATAAAAGTTTCTTGGGGTTTGATATCGTGTTTTTTTACATTATGAGATGATAATCCCCATAATGAATCAAAGTCTTTATCACATATTTCACATTTGTTTTGCATAAAAAATCCCTTTTATGTGTAATATACACATAAAAGGGATAAAGTAAACATTCGATAAAGGAATTCTAAAAAACATTTATTGCTCTATCAAATCTAAAAGTGACATCGATAGTAGCTAATTCGTTTTCAGTGTAACCTAGAGAACCAAAATCTGCATCGTTAATCTGTGTTCCTTGTAAAATCCATTTTTGTACCACAACACCAGTTGGGTCTAACATTTCTAATTCTACATCTTTTTTGTATCCTGCAGCGTATCCCTGTCGCCCAGTAACTGATTCAGAATGTAATCTAACCCACTCCATAAGTGCTTGTGTCGCTGAAGGACCAATTGGATCTCTGAAAGATACTGTTATAGGGTCCCATTTAAATCTACCGATAACATATGTTTCAGTATTTAAAAACGGTATTGCTACCTCTTCACTTGAGTATTTTGGTCGTGATCCCGTTGCAACCCACCATTCTTGTATTCCCAAGTCATCTGGAAATCTGAAGATAAACCTATTTTTCCTTAATGGTTCGTAAGGAACCGGCATCCGCATTAATAAATCTGCCATTTTCTAATTTTTTTTATATTTATTATTGTATATGATATTATTTTTCATTACCTTTATTAATAAATATCTAAAAACCAAAAAAAGTGGATTATAAAAAGTTTTTTTTAGAAAATAATAAAGCTGGATTAAAGACCAGAGAATCTTATATTGAAAATAATTATAATGAAATCTATAGGTCAATTAACCTTTATTGTGATAATATAAACTTAAAAGGGGGTATTCCGTTTAAAGAAAAAATATATATATTCATAAATAATTTAAATGATACCCCCATATGTAAAAATTGTGATAAAAAATTAAAGTTTAAGAAAAGTTTAAGAGAGGGGTATGGTAGTTATTGTTCGGTGTCGTGCACAAATAAACATGATGGTCACATTTTAAAATCAAAACTTAAATGGAAACAAAAAGAAAAAGATATTAAGGAAAAAATGTGTAACACTAACCTTAAAAAATATGGTGTCACTAATATATTTAAAGATAATGAATATATCCAACTCAAAACCAAAGAGAAATTAGGGGTAACCAACCCAAACAAATTAAATAGTGTTGTAGAAAAAAGAAAAAAAACTAACCTCAACAAATATGGTGTAACCAATACACTATTATTAAATAACTCCCGTAAAAAGAACCAAAGTTCAAAACTAATTAATTTTAATGAAAAATATAAGGGGTTAAATGTTATTGACGATTCTGGTGATTATGTTAAACTTAAATGTAATAACTGTAATAATGAATATGACATAGATAGAAGTCTATTATTTTATAGATTTAAAAATAAAATAAACCCTTGTACGTTATGTAACACCGTAAGTGAGTTAAAATCCATAAAAGAAAAAGAACTAACAGATTTTTTATTATCTTTGGGGTTAAACCTTATTAAGGGTGATAGAGATATTCTTAATGGTAAGGAGATTGACATATTATTACCTGATTTTAATATTGGTATAGAATTTAATGGTTTGTATTGGCATTGTGAGAAATATGTGGATAAAGATTACCATTTAAATAAAACTAATATGTGTGAATCTAAAGGGATACAACTGATACATATTTTTGAGGATGAATGGGTGAATAATAAGGAAATTGTTAAAAGTAGATTAAAAAACTTATTTAAATTAACTGATAATAAAGTATATGGTAGAAAATGTGTAATAAAAGAAGTTAATACTAAAGATAAAACAAAATTCTTAAATGATAACCATATTCAAGGTACAATTGGTAGTAAAGTTAATTTAGGTTTATACTATAATGATGAATTAGTATCGATAATGACATTTGGTAAAGGTAGGGTTGTTATGAATGGTATTAAAAATGAATGGGAGTTATTAAGGTTCTGTAATAAAATTAATCATTCCGTTATCGGTGGGGCTAGTAAACTATTTAAACACTTTATTAAAAACTATAACCCTAATAATGTTATAAGTTATGCAGATAGAAGATGGTCACAAGGTAATTTATATCCCCAGATAGGGTTTAATAAAACCCATACCTCATCCCCTAACTATTTTTATATTATTAACACTGAAAGGGTGCATAGATTCAAATACCGTAAAAATTTATTAATAAAAGATGGATTTGATAAAAATAAAACTGAAAGGGAAATTATGAACGATAGAAAAATTTATCGAATATATGATTGTGGTAATCTAGTATATTCTTATAAAAAAATTACTTTTTAATAATAATTCTTTTTTTCTTTGTTTTATTAGGGTCAGATGTGTCATAAACCAGAAATGTAATGTCTGGATAAAGTTTTTTTAATGTTGACTCAATGAATTCCTCCACGTATTCAACATTATCAATGTCATCATCACTATAACCTATACTAACTCCTGTAAATTCTGGGTCATCTTTAATTTTTCCAACCACACCGATAACTCTATCTACGAAGCTTCTTAATGCAACCGTTTTCGCCATTTCTGGTTCTGTTGCGGATGATTCGATACCAAACTCTTTCATAAAATCATCCGAAGTAACTGGATAATAATCCTGAAGCGATAGATATTGATCAACGGATGTTTCACCTAAGTTATTTTCCATTGTTTCCATTTCACCATCACTTAATATGGTGGAAATTATTAACTTAATCGAATCTTTTATTGCTGATGGTGGATTACCTCTGGCGGTTATAATAGAAAAATCATGTGTATTTATTAATGCTTCTTTAAATTTATCAAAGCTAGGTCCAAATGATTTTTTTCTTAAAGCTTCTTTTGTATCATTAATAAAAGATTCATAACTTCTAAAATCTTCAAATGTTTCTACAATACTATTATTCCTATATCTAATATTTTTACCGATATCACCCCTAATTTGTGCGAATTCTTCAGTAGATACCGATACAGGTACCCATCCTTTACCAGCTCTCTTATCTAAATACACCTTTGTGGGCATAAATAATATATTATCATCCCAATCAAAAGAATAAGCTCTTTTTTGAAATTCCAATAATGATTTGTGTTGTGATTCAGTAAGTTTAACTTTCATATTTTATAAATATTCTTGGAAATAAAAAAAACCCATATATGAAATTTACATGTTAACTATTTTTTTGTTACACGTATTCGTACATTTCTTTTGATGTTTCAATCCCTACAATACCATCAGTTGGTGTTAAACCCTTTTCTCTTTGGAATTCCTCAACCGCCTTTTTAGTTTCCCTACCAAAACGCCCATCAGCACCGTACTTTGGTAACTCATAATCTAAGCTTAATAATATTTCTTGTATTTCTACAACACCTTCACCTTTACTACCCATAGAAATTAATTCACTGTTATCGTTATTATCTAAAATATCGGCAATGTATACGTCACCCGTAACCACTGTACCGTCAATCTTATCTGCGACATCATCGTTATCGATAACAATAATATCCCCCTGATCCAAAGTTGCGTTTAGGTATGGCCAAGGATCTATTGACCCGCTGAAATAATTCCTATTGTAAACTGAAAAGTGTAAGTGTGGATGTGTATTAATTGCGTTACCAGTTTTACCAACAGTCCCCAAAAATTTCCCTTTTGTGATTCTATCACCTTTTTCTAATTCATTATTAATATTATCTAAATGTGCGTATCGATAATTTTTACCGTCATCACCTTTAATATTGACAACATTACCCCCAACAGGCTCACCCCAGTTTACTTCGTATACCTCACCATCAACACAAGATACTAACGGTGTCCCTTTAGGTGCAAAAATATCAATTCCTAAATGTTTACCACTATAATCTGAATTATGTATCGCATCTTCCCTATCCAATACTTTTGGAGAAACTCCTCTTCCTAACCCTTGTGAATCATACCCAACATTAAAATTATCGTTCCCTATAGGAAAAACAAACGTAGATTCATTGATTAAATTTTTATATTGTGATTCTGTTATTATTATTTTCATATGAAACAAATCATTAAATATGGGTAAATTAAAAGGTATCGAATTTTAATAAAATTCGATACCTTTATTATTATTAAATATCGTCAAAACTAGCACCAGTGTTAGTGATGTTAAATTCGATACTTATATATTCTAATGACCTTGTTGGTTTAATAAATATTCTACCATTCAATTCGTTTCTATCAATTGATTCTGGTGTATCGTCTAACGTAACCCTAAAATCGATTAAACCCCTTTCTTTTCTGATATTATCTAAAATAGGGTTAACCATACTTAAAAATTGATTCCTTACAACTTCGTCATTTTGTTCAAATAACAATCTGATTGAAACTGCTGAAATAAGTTTTCTAGCTTGTAGTAACAATCTTCTAACATTAATTCTGTTAAGTGCAGTATCCGCAGATTGTAAGGTTTTATTACCCCATATTACAACTCCCACATCTGAGAATGTTGCCATTGGATTAATTCTTCCTTCATATAACGTATCTCTATTATCTAAAGTAAGTTTAACTCTAGCTTTAATTGCGTTTGTTGTACCTCTATTTAAACCTGCTGCTGCAAACCAAGGAAATGCGACATTATCTGTTAATGCAATATTTCTAACAACCTCTAATGTTGGCGGTAACCACACATATTGATTATTTTCCGTATCATTCATTTGTAACCATGGCCAGTATGTAGCGGAGTAGTTTGAATCTATTCCAGAATCATCCACTATTGCTACTGCTCCTGCTTGACTTAATGCAACACCATCATCATCAGTATCAGGTGTTGTGATAATATATAATGAATCTGCCCTATCGTTTTCAATAACGTCTACCCCATTTTCAATCAACCCTGGTTGATCTCTTAAATCTAACCCTGGTGATGCAAATACATTTATATTTACAGATTCTGGGTTATTATATGTGTATAACCCCTGTAAGAACGTATAATAATCTGAAGTTATTCCATCATCACCTTCACTTGTGGTATATGGTTTAAAAGTTCCAGACAATAAACCATCAGCACCTTTACTACCAGTTTTGGTATAGTTGTCATTGTTTGTCCTTTGTGTTCGATATACATCCCACCCATCATATCCACCATAAGGTGCAAATGTGAATTTCCTAGATGATAATCTTTCATAAGGTCCACCGACTAAACTAGCATCTGTTGTAAATGCTGAGACACCAACCTGTAACGATGGAAAGTAACTATTTCCACCATCTGATACTTCTGCCCCTAATGAATTTACATCTAAATGGAAACCGTCAGTCCTACCAGTCCATAAACCATTATTAACATTATTAATCCCTTTATAGTCAAAGAAATCTTGATCAACACCTATTTGTGTATTTAAACCTAAATAAGTTTTTCTTAATTGTGATGAATTTAATTCACCATATACTGTTTTATATTCAATTTTTGGTGGTAATGATGTTCTAGACCCAATGTATTCTCTATTCAAAGAACCTTCAAATCCTGCAGGTACACCATTAGCTGGGTAATTGTCAGCCATTTCAACCATTATATACTTACTTCGTAATGGGTATTCACCATCTGAAGTACCAATTTTTCTACCTATAAACCCTGTGTTAGCTGGATCCATACTAATTCTAGAATATTTTTCTACAATTGACATATTAGAATCGTTATCATTAAATTTTCTTATTGCTAAATCAAAAGTTTTATC